TGTTGATGGGTGACTATGAACAACAGCAACTATGTGACCTAAATTATCTGCTTTTACATAATCTTCTGGATTTAAAATAAACTCCTGATGATTTGTTATAGCTAAATTTCGACAGGGATAGTATTTTTGTTTACCTCTAATATTTAGTAAAAGTCCTACAGCTTCTTTTGGGTCTTGGTCTTTCGCATGAACCAATGCGTCATCTCTCCAACTCATTGCAAGAAAGTACCAATACTTGGAAATAAAGCACGTGTACATTGTCTTTTTGGTGCTTTTACACCTGCCATATCAATAGCAGCAGCTAATTCAAATTCTACAACATCTCTATTTTCAACAGATTTTCTGTCTATTGTATAAATTTTACGTTTAAATTCTGCTGTAGGGTCAGGTGTACCAAATGGATTAGTATTACCAGGAAAATTAACAGCATCTATGAATCTAGCCATAGTAGTAATTCTTGTAAAAGTAGCACCTGTTAGATCATTACCTGTTGTAGTTTCATTTACTGTTAACAAGATTGCAGATAAAGTACCTAATGCGTTACTTACAACAAGTTTTGGTCTTGGTATCTGACCACGTTGATAAGCAAAACCCGATGCCTCTATAGGAAACCTTTGATAAGCATTACCTGCCCAAACTATTTGACCATTTGCATTTAAATTACTGCCAGAATGAAATCTATATGTTGTTGTTGCACCATGTAAAGAGTTATCTAGCTGTAATGTAAATAGTTCAATTATTGCAGAAGGATTTATTTTTTGTATTTCACTAAATACAGGATCAGTACTCATGGCTCAAAAACCTCTCTGAATGTTGCAGTTATTGTTGCACGATTAGGAAAATTTATTTTTTTATTCCAGGCATCACATACAAACTTATATGCTGAACCCTCTCCAGGAGGTGTGTAATCAAAACTTGCTCTGTCTAAAGCTCTAGCATCTAAAAAAGTTTCTAAGGTATCACTTTCTGTTTCAGTAATATTATTCCATGTAAGATTATAAATTTTAGGGTTTTTATGTTCACTTAAACCTAGCTGTATACGATGCTCATAACCATCTGAAAATTTTACAACTCTTGTTATAGGTGCTGAATTTTTTGTAAGTCCATAACTAGGTTCTGGTGATGATGGAAATGTAGCCATTATGCTAATAAACCTCCAGGTCTTTTTTGTATTATTAATTCAGATTGTATTGCAGTTGCTATTATTCTTCCAAGTTCTTTACCTTGTTGCTGATCACCCTCAACAGATGAGCCACTAGCATCTACATTAACAACAATATTTCCTATACTGCCACCTGTTGATTGTACCCCTAACTTACCATTACTACCTCTTCTTAAAGGTAAGATAGCTTCTGGATAACCTGCCTCACCCATAAGACCTATACCATTAGCCATAGGAAATATAGTTGGTTTGTTAACTACACCACCATAAGCATATTTTTGCACCTTACCATCTACAAAAGCATTACCATTCGCATTACCAAAAATACCTGATATAAAATTAGTGAAAGGTTTTGTTATTGTTTGTTGTATAACAATACGTGCCATATCAGAGATTATAGAATTTGCTAAATTTTTAAAATTTAATTTACCTGTCATTACAAAATTTACTAAAGCATCTTCCATACCTTTTATCCCCTTAACAACTACATCTGCCATAGATTCCTGTATTGTTTTTATACTGTGATTAAAACTTTTTAACTTAGACTGCATTTGACCACCAAATGATTTTGTAATCTCCTCAGAAAATTCCTGTACACTTTTTGTACCTTCTCTAAAATATGTTGCAGGTGCATTTTCTGTACCTGTAAAAATATCGTTAAAAACTTTCATATCTTCCTTAAATTGTTCTTTTGTATCTGCAAAACCTTCTTTACCAATACCTATTGCACCTTTAAAATTACCCTTTCTTGCTTCATTTATAATTTTTAAAATATCAGTAACAACACGACCTAAAAATTTAAAACCTGCAATAGTTGTAAATATAGCAGCACTGACAGTTTTTATTGAAAGACCTATTGCATCAAACAACATTGTAAAATCTTGCTGTGAACTAAACAAATCACTAAATACACCTATCAAGTTATTTAATGTAGGCAATAAAGCATCTGCAAGTTGTTTTCTAAAACCATCAAAACGTATACCTAAAACAGCTATCTGGTCGTTAAAAAATTCTGCGTTTTGTGCAAACTCATCTGATACCGCATAGTTAAATTCAGATAAAGCTGCACTGCCACCGTTAAGTAAATTTATTAAACTTGCACCTGATCTACCAAAAATTTCCATTGATATAGCTGCTTTTGTTGCACCATCTGGTAAATCAGCAAACCTATCTGCTATTTCACCTAATACTGTTTCACTGCTTTTTAAATTACCGTCACTATCTCTAACAGAAATACCAAGTGCTTTATAGCTGTCACTATATGTTGCAACACCCTGATCTGCTTCTCTCATTGATTGTGCAAGCCTTCTTAAACCTTTATCAATAGTTTCCTGACCAACACCAGCTAATTTACCTGCGTTTGCATAAGCTTGTAGACTGTTTGCAGCTATACCTGTCTGATCTGATAATTTACCAAAGCTGTCAGCACTATCTACAGCACCTTTAACAAGACCAATAAAAGCACCACCAGAAATTATTAAGCCAAATGCACCAAATGTTTTATTAAGACCACCCATTGCCAGCCTTAAATTTTTAACCCTACCTGTAACTCCCTGCATAGAGTTACCTAATCTCTTTATAGAACCTGCACCTACAGTTTTTGCTGCTACTACTAAATCAAATTTTGCCATATTATTCCTTATTCATTGCTTGTATTGCAGCAGATTCAATGATTTGTATTTTTTCAATCATAACTACAGAATCTTCTATATTATACAGTTTAATCATTTCTATCACAGATGTATAGTCTAAACCAATAATGCCACTCATACCTACTCTCCATTGTGTCTGACAACGTAAAAACATTTCTAAATATATCCAGTTTTGCTTTAATACATAAAAATTTTTATCTGCATCTTTTTTTTGTGATTTAATGCCTAATACTGCATCATCTTCTGCTGTTTTATCTATGACAGTTGAACCAACAGCCCAATATTCACCTGCCTGTATTAGTTTTTTACATATATTTCTTCATTAGATTGCATAAAAGCAAAACCTACTGCTGTTGCAAATCCTCTTACTTCTAATAATTGATTTAGTGTACTTTTATTAAAAGGTACCTGGGAACCATCACTAGCTTCCAAATCTTCCCAACCTTGTAGTACTTCTTTTGCAACATCAATATCTTCTAGTTGTTTTTCCTCAATCATTTTTACCATTTCTCTAAATCTTGATTGAGATATATTTTTAAAATGTGCAGTAAATATTTCTGTTGATACTTCACCATCTTTATTAACTTTAACTTCTACTTTCCATTTATAAGTAGGATTTTGATCTATTACAAAAGGCATAAAAACTTAGTATCTAATAACTAGGGTATACCCTTTTTTATGTATAGACAAGACTAAATTCATTATTTGCTGATGCAGTAGGTGTTGCCATAAAAGGTAAATTAAGCATTGTAATACCATCTGATTCTTCATAGGTAGGCTGACCTAAATCAGTTTGTGGACAAGACACTGTAACTCTATTACCAGCAGCAGTTCCATGTAACCATGTATTTGTGCCAGTTGATGTACCAGTATAATCTGTAAAAAAGTTATGGGCTGACAGTGCAGGGTTTTCAATAACGGCTGTTCCAGATGGTCTACGGTCAGTAATTAATACTTCTTTTGTACCACCAACTAATTCTCTATATATAACTTCATTATTAAAATCTAAATTCCAACTTTGTAATGCTGCTGCAAAACCAAATATAGAAAAGTTAGATGTACTGCCATTTTTAAATATTAATGGTGAAGCCTGATTGCTTACTGTTACAGTTGGTAAAGCAGTATCAGTAGGTGCATTAAATATACCTGTCAAAGAAAAAGATATACGTGGGATATTGTTAACTTCACAGTTGATACTAAATGTTCCTCTTGCACCTGTTACTTTATGTCTTATGCCATCATAATTAACAAATAATGTAACGCTGTCTGATGGTGTAGTTACTGGTGCATATGTAACTGTATTCCCACCACTTACTGTTTCTGATAAGCCACAAGCTTTTAATATTGCTCCATATTTAGGTGCTGTACCAGCAGAACCAGAACCCGACATTTCCACATCAAAGGTTACATTAACTCTTGTATTAGCAGGTATTACTTCATAGTTACCCATATATGGCCTTATCAAATCTCTACTAACTTCATCACTAACAATAGGTTCTATATTTAAATCTATTACCTGCACATAGTTAGCAGAACCAGTAGGTGTAGGGTCACTTCCATAACTAGACTCTGCTTTAGCTAGTATGCTTCTTTTTCTGTGTAGCTTTGGCATTGTTACATTAAATCAGTATGTTCCTATAATATAGGTTTTTAGTAATAAACACCATCTATTGAGTTAAATCAGCTACTTCTGTTCTATAACGTACTATATATTGTATATCTATTACTCCCCCAGGCTGATCTGCGTCTAACAATTCAAATGATGTATCTGAAGGCTGTAAATCTATAGCATTACTGTTAACAGTTAAATCTGCCATTATTGTTTTGTGCAGTAATTCAACCACTTCATCTGATTGCTGATCTGGTATTTCACCTCTAACAATCACGCTTACTTTTACAGTTAAAGAATGATCTAATGTAGGTAGTGATGTATTTTGTTCAACTGTATCACTAACTGGTTCTATAACTATTGCAGGTACTTCACCTCTAGATAATGGTACAACTCTCGATCTATATACATTAATATTTGTAGTAACAGTTATGTCATCTAATAACTTAAATAACTGTGCTAGTATTTTTTCTCTTTTAGTAGTCATCTTTTCTGAATTGCAATTTCACAAAAATTACCATCATCTAACTTTCTAACTTCTCTGACAAAATATACTGTACTGTCTATTGTTATCCTTGCACCAGCTATAAGATTGCCAAAATCAGAAACTTTTGCAGTAAGTTGATAATCTGTACTTACTATTTGGTTACCTGCTAATACTAAATCTGGTTGTTCTAAAATAGCTTTTGCAGTTGTGGAACCTGATGTACAACTTACACCGAAATCATCAAGGTATGCAGATAGTGTTGTACTGTCCTCAACAAGTGCCATTACTTTTTAGGTGTTGTTTTTTTTGGTTTTGGTTTTGGTGTATATACTTCTGCCCTACCCATTGTAATTAATAATTCTGCGTCTGATTCTGACACATCATAAGTTTGACCTGCTTCTAGGCTGTTGCCACTAGCACATACATTTTTTAAACATTTAATTTTCATAAAAAAAAGGGGTTGTTACACCCCTTATATTAAACCACTTATGTGGTTACGTCTAAGATTGCAGCAAATGATTGTGCGTGTCTAACAGCAACATCAAATGCAACTACACCTTTAACTGATACTAAGTTTTTAGCAAAGTCATCAGAATCTTCACCAGCAGTAATTTCAATACCAGATCCGTAAAGACCTAAGATTGCCTGTGAGAAGTCACCCATAACAACAGCAGAACAAGAACCACTTGTAGAACCTTTAGTAAGGTTGCTAGGTACTTGGTTTGTCATTGCTAAAGGATAACCATTAACAGCAACAGGTGTTGCACCTCTACCTAATGCCTGTAGGTTGTTGTTTACTAAGTACTCACCACCAGATGTCTTAAGTTTCTTAATAGCACCCATTACTTTAGCATTGGTTACATAAGAAATAGAATCAGCGTTTACACCTGCATTATCTTCCATAATTGCAGTTTCTAGGTCGATAAGCTTATCAACTGTGATAGCACCACCATTAGTACCGATTGCAACTGAACCAATACCAGATGTTTGCATAATACCTGTAGGCTGACCTGATGAACCAGTACCGTTAAGTATTCCTAAATCAATACCTAAGTTAATACCGTCACTGATGTCTCTTCTAACTAAATCTTCAATGCCTGGAGTTGCCTGTATAAGCATATTCCTAGAAAACTTAGACAATGTGCCTAATGTTTTTGGAGTCATTGAAATCTGGTCAAATGTACTTTCTGCCTGAGATAGTGCAGCAGTTTCACTTGACAAGAAACCAGTAGAAGCAACACCTGATCTTCTAGGTATCGCAACATCTCCAACAAGGCCAGAAAGTGTTTGTACACCTAGTCCAACCATCACAGTTGAATTACGTAATGCTTCAATAAAGTCATCAGCTAGTAAATCTGTTGCTACGATGTTTCCACCAGTTGTTGCACCAGAAGTTACGTATGTAGCTCTTTGTACTAAACCGCTATATGGAATGAATAAAGATCCACTTCTTGTACCTTTACCTGAGTCCTTTGCAATTTGCTGTGAGATTTCTCTAGCAAAACCTGATGCTTTATCAGACCAATCGTTTGTAATTAGACCTCTTATACCAGCAGAAAGTCTATAGTCTTTTGCATACTGTTTTCTTTCTTGTGGTGTAAGTTGTTCTTCGATAGGCTTTGCTGTTTCTACAGGCTTTGCATCTATTCTTTCTAAAATAGCTTGTCTGCATGAATCTACAGAAGAACCGTTGTTTACTAATTGTTCTGCTAGGTCATCAAAACCACGCTTAGAACACATTGCATTGATCTCTCTAATTCTAGTACGTTCTGCGGATTGAGCCTTTTTAGTAGCTTCACTACGCACAACTTCTAGATCAAGTTGCTCTTTTTCCATAGTTAGTTGTTGTTTAGAATTGGGCTGTTGTGCGTCAGTTGACGCTGCGTATACACGCTTACTGTTTACTATATCTTGTTTTTCTACACTAGGCATAGTGTTGTCATCAATTAATCCTCTTGAAATCCCTACATCTGGTGCTGCTGGCGATGCAACAACTGATACTTCATGTGGCTCCCATCTTGTAGCAAGAAAAGCGTTATTTCCATCTATTTCACGTTCTTCCATCTCTAAAATGCGATAACCTACGCTAATTGACGATAAAATGCCGTCATCTATGTCTCTTTTTACTTCCTGTGCCTTTGCATTTCTGCTTAATTCAACAACTGCACGACCTTTTTTCTTTTCCTTATCAAGATATGCGTTTCTAACAA